CTTTAATAGATTTCTTAATGACACCGACTGTAAAGACAGGTCTAAAATAGACCCACTTTCTACCGATGCTGACATTATAAAATCGTTGACCGTTATTTAGATTAATATCTAATTGAAATTTGTCACTAGTTTTAGGTTTAGTGAGCTGTGGTTTATGGTCTAGAATATTTCTGCTATCTATAATTATCATTTGTGATACCTCAAAGTGTAGTTTTTAGGATAAGTTTCTTTATACCATACAAATTCCTTCATTGCTCTGTCACCTTCGGTGACTTTTGTAATCTTGTTACCGGCTCTTAGAAACTTTATAGTTTGCAAGCAAAGTAATATATCTTTATTTATCATATGCCTAGCACCGGATGTTGTGCTTGTATTTCAAAACCTACAGTTTTTAAATCTTCTAAATTTTCTCTTGTGAATTTAACTCTATGCCTTCCAAACATATTTAAAACTTGAAAAGAATATTTATCTACAGGAGCAAAGCCGTCAGGCTCTCCATGCCAACCATATACTACTTTAATTTTAATTACTTTAATCATCGTCATCTTCTCCATATAAATTAATCCAATCTTCTTTAGTACATCCACTGATTAAGAACTCTCTTTCATGATTATTTAAATCAGGCATGATATCTTGAATCAAACCTTCTTTTCTTTCCCACGATAGTAATTGTGAAATTGAAATATATAAAGACATCGTATTCATTTTGCCTGTTAATGGGCTTCTACGTTCAATTTTCAACATTGTTTATTGCCTCCAAGTGGCTTTAGCCTTTTTAGTCCCTTCACTTCGTAAAGGGACTTAAAAGTCTTTATATATATTAACTAATTATTCTTAGTTCTGAATACATAAACCTTCGCTCCCCTCTTTCCTTTAGACTTAGTAACTCTTATTGATAATATTCTATTATCAAAACTTGTTGAAACATCAATATCATCAGAGCGATTAAGACTGTGGTATTCGTGATAATCTGACAAAACATATTCTGAATTTAAAAATAAAGTTAATAATTTAAAATATATAAACATAATAAAACTCCAAGAAGCCCCCCGAAGGGGGCAGTTAAGATTTAAGAGTTAAGGTCGCCGTTCAGGGCAAAAAGCAGAGCTTCCATGCCAGTCTTTATTGTCTGAATATCTTCAGTCTGTTGAGACTGTAGAGCTTCAAGAACCACAAGTCTCTGGTCCATCTCAGTAGCTTTAGAAGCTACTTTCCAAGACTTGTTGCCAGAAGCAGACTTCTGCTCTTCAAGCTCTACAGGAGCTTTAAAGTCTTGCTTCGGAGCCTTCGGCTTGGCTTTAGCCTTCGGCTTGACCTTCTTGGAAGCCTTTGGCTTGGCTTTAGCCGTTGGCTCTGTTGTCTTTCCGTCCAGACCTTCGGTCTTTATAAGAGATAAAATCTCTTTTGGCACAGTCGTTGACTTGAACCAAGTCTGAATTTGACCATGTGACGGCTCCAAACTCTGCAGCGAAGCTGTGATTCTAGGTCTTAAAATCTTGTTGATAGTGACCCCAGAAACTTTTAGTTTCTTGGCAGCAATCGGAGTGAAGCGGCTTGCAATAGCAAAGATTTGCTTCAAAGAAGCTGGCTTGGATGAATCAATTGTAGCGAAATTAAAATTTGACATGGTGTAACCTCGTTTGACATCGTGGCAAAATTGCCGGTGGAACATTTGGGAACCTTTTTAGTCCCTTCACAAAGCGAAGGGACTTAAAAGTTTCTTTTTTGATATAATAATAATTAAATATTTTCTGCTAAAACTAAAACATCGTCAAGAATACTATTTTCTGTGGCATTCAAACCCAGTACAGAAAACGGATGTTTTCTAGCATAATTTTCAATACGTTTAACTAATTTCAGCGAGGGGTTAGTAGCGAAGCTAAGTAATAATTTCTTCATGTTGAATTTTCCTGTTGAGTTTTAAAGTTTTTGCCGGAACCTTTGGAAACCTTTCTAGTCCCTTCACTTTGTTCAGGGACTCTAAAGTTTCTTTAGATACTTGAAGGCGCGAGTGTCATGTGTTTCTCACATAGGAATTTATTTTATAAATCATGCGGAAATTCGTGTATAATTAACTAGAACTTATAAACTCTTTGGAGAGTTTATAGATATTATGGAATTAGTAGCTAAACTCTTGAATCTAAAGGATTCAAGAGACTCTAAAGTTTACTTTAGACACTCATAAATCTCTAGAGATTTATGTAAACTAGAAAGTTTAGAGCATAGCTCTATGGAGTTCTTGGGAGTTACTTTAGAATCTCTTTAGATTCTAGGGACTTGGGAGGTTCTAGAGTCTCTAGAGACTCTAAGGTGTTGGCTTCGGGAGAACTCTAGAGTCTCTTTAGACTCTAGGGGAGGGCAGGAGGCCATGCCACCCCCCCTATATATATACTAATATACATACATTTTATAAACAGGTAGGTGTTAAGTAGTTAGGGCGGGACTTCTAGAGTCTTCGGAGGTCTAGCAAGAATTTAGGTCGGGACTTCTAAAGACTCCAAAGTCCCTCTAGAGGGAAGAGCAAGGAACATGAGTATATTTTATATAGATTTACTTATTGGCTTAGAGGAGTGTGTATATTTTACTTATATTTACTCTCTCTGTACTAGGGGTTGACCAAGGAGGTCATATAAGTATTATAGAGACTTCTTCTCCATTTGTCAAGTTATTTATTTTTATATTTAGCTTGACAAACTGTTAACCAGTGTGTATACTATCTACATTATGAAAAAAGAACTAACAACAAAGCAACAAACCTTCTTAGACAACTTAGTTGAAACAGGAGGTGATCCAAAGGAAGCTGCAAGACTCGCGGGTTATTCAGAGAACGGACATTGGCAAGTCGCCCACGCACTTAAAAATGAAATAATCGACCTCGCCTCTAACATTCTCGCTCAATCCGCACCTAAAGCAGCGATGAAGCTTGTAGACATAATGGACTCTAATGTCCCTATACCTCAAGCCAACATGCGGCTACAGGCTGCTCAAACTATTCTAGATCGTACTGGCTTAGGAAAGCAAGAACGACTAGATGTAAAACATAAAGTAGAAGGCGGTTTGTTTATACTACCCGCTAAGGAAGAGATTATCATAAATGGTGATGCGGCAGAGATCGAGTAGCACAATACCTTTTGGCTATAGGCTCAACGAAGAGGACAACAAGACTCTTGAGCCTATACAGCTTGAGCTGGATACTTTAAAGGTTGTCACAGCTCTGGTTACTAATGAGTCTTTATCTTTACGCGAAGGTAGTCAATGGATAGAACACAAAACAGGAAGACCTCTTAGCCACGTAGGGCTAAAGTCAATAATAGATAAAACAACAACACAGGAGTTAGAACCCTATGAAAGATGAAATAGAAAAAGCAATAGTCAAACTAGCAGCAGCAATAACAATAATGTCAACACCAGAGGCGTGTATGAAATCCACGCAAGCAGTGTTGAACCTTACTAATGCCCTCGCTGTCCTAGACCGCATAGAGGGAGAATAGTGGAAGATTGGACTCAGAACCCACAAGACTATCAAACCAATGAAGATGGGTCTTTTATTCTCAAGAAGGACGGTAGTCCCCGCAAGAAGACCGGAAGACCTAAAGGTTCAAAAGGAAGGGGCTACAACTACCACTCAGAAACTAAGGCCAAGATAAAGGCTAGACAGTCTGTACGAACTAAAGAAAAGTCTGCGGAGAAAATAAGACAGAAGCTAGTTGCTAAACGAGACTCACTCAACGCATCCAAAGAAACTCTAAACAAACTAGACCGAGCAAACGCTAGTAAAGTTATAACCGAAGATATACTAGACAAAGTACCACAAGCTCTAAAAGACGAAGTTAATAACAATGTTATATTCAAACCTAATGCTGGGCCACAGACAGACTTCCTAGCAGCCCCTGAGAGGGACGTTCTCTACGGAGGTGCAGCAGGTGGGGGTAAGTCCTATGCGATGCTCATAGACCCCCTACGCTTCGCACACAGGTCTGCACACAGAGCATTGATACTAAGACGGTCAATGCCAGAGCTTAGAGAGCTAATAGATAAAAGTAGAGAATTATACCCTAGAGCCTTTCCGGGCTGTAAGTATAAAGAAGTTGAAAAACTTTGGAGTTTCCCTAGTGGAGCCAAAGTAGAGTTCGGCTTCTTAGAGCGGGATGCCGATGTGTACAGGTATCAAGGCCAAGCCTA